TGTTACTCGCAGAGGATTCGGTAATTCGACGCAGCTCCAAAACAGGCGAGTTTGTTCGCTTTTTCGAATGCCAAAGAGGGCAAAGAAACGAGGCTCTGGACTGCATGGTTTACGCAATGGCAGCAGAGCGGCGGATGTCGCCTAGATACGAGGAAATTTCTCGAAATATGCTCAAATAGTGCGGTAATTTCGGCAAATTTGCCTATATCTTCATAGGTGTTACCGTTTAGGCATGGCAATCGAGATATACTCAAAACCGCCGAAAAGCCTAATCGCCGGAGATGTTTACCAATGGAGGGACACTCCAGAAAGCATCGACGACGTAAGCGCGTATTCTGTTATTTTCAGATCGGTAAATGACGGCGATATATCTTTTACAGTCACAGGAACTGACGATTCTAGCCATTTCAGTTTTGAAATAGAGGGCGCAGATACCGCTTCCCTGGCAGCAGACGAGTTTGCTATCACCAAAATCATCACCTACACTTGGGGCAGGGAGAGCGAGGAAAGTGGTTTTCTGACTTTGCTACCAAATCCAACGGCAGCACCGTCAGAGTCATTCAATTCAAGAATGGTCGGATTGCTTGAATCTCACATTGAGGGGCGATTGCCAGAGGGATTAGAAAGCCACACAATCGGAGGAGTCCCAATTTCAAAAATTTCTCTATTGGACGCGCAACAGCTACTTTCAGAATACAGAGGCAGACTAGCCTACGAGATAAAAGAAGATTTGCAGCGGCGCAATCCAGACGAGCCTACCGGCAATACAATCCACATCCATTTCTAAGAGATGCCTTCCAAAATAAAAGCAGCATGGGACGCCCTGCGCGGCAAGTCTGAAATTGTAAAGCCAAAAAATAGATTTTTCGAGGGGGCATCTGTCAGTCGTTTTACTAGCGATTGGGTCACGCGAAACGCGTCTCTCGATTCGCTTATGGAAAACAGCCTGGTAAAACTTCGCTCCAGGTCGAAGCAACTTTGCCAAAACGACGGATACGCAGCCAACGCAGCAACTCAGGCGGTGCAGAATGTGGTCGGTCACAGTGGTTTTCGCTTGAAGGTCCGGGCCAAAAACAAACGAGGCGGAATCGACAAAGCAGCGAGCAAGGCGGTAGAGGATGCTTGGAAGAAATTTTGCAAGCGGCAAAACTACACCGTGACAGGCGATGTCACAGAGCATGAGTTTGACTGTATCTTCATGCGCTCGGTATTTGTCACGGGCGGCGGATTGGCAAGAATGGTGAAGGGCTACAATCGCAATCCGTTCAGATTTGCGATGCAGGGAATCGCGATGGAGCGACTCGACCCGGAGCTGTATGACAAAGAACGGCGAATCTTTATGTCTGTCGAAAAAGACGGATTTGGAGCAGTTACAAAGTATCACGTTTTGGATAAACACCCAGGAGACAGGTGGGACGGCAGAGTAATCAACGGACCGCGCCAGACTCTCGATGCCAGTGAAGTGATTCACGCATTCATCAAACATGAGTTTTCGCAATCTCAAGGATTGCCTTGGTTGAGTAACTGCCTGACTAGGCTGCGTATGCTTCACGGCTACGAGGAGGCTGAACTGATTGCGGCTCGCGCCCATGCAAGCAAGTTAGGGTTTTTCGTTTCTGATTTTGACTCTCCCGCTGGCGGATACCAAGGCGAGGGAAAAGACAATTTCGGGAATATCAAAATGGACGGCAGCCCGGGAAGCTTTGAAAATCTGCCTCCCGGCGTCAGGCCAGAGCTACTTGATCCAACCCATCCAAACCAAAACCTACCAGGATTCCGCAAAGCAATGTTGCAAGCGGTCGCAGCAGGACTCACAATCTCATACCCGCAACTCGGCTCTGACCTGGAAGGCGTGAATTACAGCTCGATTCGCCAAGGCACATTGAGCGAGCGCGATATGTGGAAATTGGTGCAGAAATGGTATATCGACGAGGTAAAAACTCCGATCTTTGAGCAGTGGCTCGAGATGGCGATCATGTCAGGCGAATTGGCTTATGATATCTCTGATTTTGACCGATTGGCACATCCTGAGTTCCAAGGGCGACGGTGGGAGTGGATCGACCCAGACAAGGATGCCCGGGCAGAGGATCGCAGGCTCAAAAACAGACTGACATCTCACCAGAGGCTCGCACGTAGCAAAGGAGAGGACATCGAGGAGATATTTGACGAGATCGAGGCTGACTCGGCATCTGCTGAAAGTAGGCAAATAGATATGTTTTTGGACATACCAGACGTTCAGCCAGCACCTGACGAACTAGGCTAATTTGCCTTATCGTTTTTATGTGTTTTGTTTTTAATGTGAAGACGCAGCAGAAACAGACATGGTATAACCTTTCGCAAGAAGGTTCAGTAGCCGATATATCCATACACGACGAAATCGGTGGATTTGGAGTATCGGGCAGTAGCTTCCTCGCAGAGATGCAGGCGATGGAAGGAGTAGACGAAATAAATCTTTCCATACACTCTCCCGGCGGCGACGTGCTGGAAGGATGGGCGATCTACAACGCTATAAAAAACTTTGAAGGCATCGTTTCCGCAAAGGTAGAAGGATTCGCTGGCAGCATGGCGTCAGTGATTCTGATGGCAGCCGACGAAATCGTTATGCCATCAAACAGCTATTTGATGATCCACAATCCGTATGTAGGACTTGTCGGCGATTCGCAAGCACTTGGAGATGCCGCAGCTACACTGGAGAAGATTCAAAACAGCATTGTTTCGGTATACGTCGAGCGGACCGGACTAACACGCGAGCAGGTCCAAGATTTGATGGATCGCGAAACATTTATGGATGGAAACGAGGCTGTTGATCTCGGTTTTGCAGATCGAGTCGAGGAAAGTTTCAAGGCCGCAGCTTTCAAGGAGTCATGGGCGAACAGCATTACAAAAGATTTACCAAAAGGGTTGGTTTTCGGGGAAACCGAACAGCCCGAAACAAAACCAACAAACCAACAAGAACTACCTCACAACATGAGCGAAGAAGTAAAGCCGGAAGCACCGGCCATCAACATCAAGGACATCCGCGACGAGGAGCGTCACCGCATCGGAGAAATTTCCGCTATCGGCCAGCGTTTCAACGTGGACGAGAAGGAAATCAACTCTGCAATCGACAGCGGCAAAGCTACTGACGAATTTCGCGCCGAGGTGATGAACAATTTCGACCCAAGCAAATTTGCAGCAGGCGGATCAAACGAGTCTGTCTACGTCGGCGAAAAAGAAGTTCAGAGTTATTCTGTTCTTAAAGCAGTCAACGAGCATATCAACGGCGGATTGACCGGCCTTGAGCGCGAGGTTCAAGACGAACTTTCTCAGCGTTTCCGCGCAGCATCCGGCGACACTCCAAAGGGCATTCTCATTCCCGGCGAAGTTTCTCACGGCGTAAAGAACGCAGCTACAGTTGGAACAACCACTTCCGGTGGTCACACCGTAGCAACGGAATTGCAGCCAGTCGTCGATTATTTCGAGGACTACTCGCTTCTTCCACAGCTCGGAGCAACGATCTTTCGCGATGCTACCGGCAATCTGAGCTTTCCAACTGCGACAAGCGGCTATACCGGCAGCTGGGACGCGGAAACTGACACGATTGCAAACGCCGACGCCGTTTTCAGCAATTTCACCATGACTCCCAAGCGAGTCGGTGCAGGAACTAGCGTTTCTCTCCAACTGCTCCAACAGTCATCTGTTGATTTTGAGGGCTGGATTCGCTCCAAGCTCGGACAAGGCATCTCGATTGCCATTGACCGGGGAGCATTCACCGGAGCAGGCGGCGACGCACCAACCGGCATCCTCTCCGCATCTGGAACGACCGCTTACACTTGGCAGGTCGGCAACTCTGCTCACCAGAACGTCATTGACCAGTGGAAAGAGCTTCGGGATTCCAAGGCTCCGCTTACATCGGCCAAGTGGCTTTCTGAGCCAGGCGTTACCGCTGACTGGATGGCGACTCCAAAAGAGTCCGGCCAGGCCAGCTACGTCATTGACGAGAATCCGAACGGAACTCAGCGCGCACTCGGTTACGAGTATTACGACCATACCGACATCACTGCCAACAAGGTAATCTTCGGAGAGTTCAGCTATCTCCTGGTATGCCTTTGGGGAGGAATCGACCTTGTGGTTGATCCTTACAGCAGCAAGAACTCGGGAACGGTTGAACTGTTCGCGAACGCATTCGCTGACGCAGCACTTGAGCAGCCTTC